TGGGTAAAGGGCACAAACACCAAAACTTTTTGACTTGATTCGTCAATGACTTCTTGCACTGCGTTTAATCTGCCAGATACATCAAACTCTAGGACTTCCCCAGTATCCGTATACACAGCGCCCCCGGATATTTGAAGTAGCTTATTGATCTTTACAGCGGCGTTTACCGCAGAGATTTCTTCCCCATCGGCCTCAATCAACATCTGCTTCTTGAGTACGTTGTAGTACTTGATCTGTTGAGGTGACATCGGGGCATCACGGTCAACAAAAGTCACAGGGGGCAGGTCAAGGCATTGCTTCTTTTCAAACCGGATGGCTGGCTGGAGTGCTTTATGGACAATGTGCTTGGACTCGGGGCGGGGTATCCAGCGGTACTGCCCAACCTTCAACATTACGTTGTCCTTGAACTGCCCAAAGAACATAGGTATGCCGTTGGGGTTCACCAGCTTTGCCAATCCGTAAGCATCCACAGGTGATTGCGCGGCAGGTGTTCCAGTCAACATCCACAGCCCACGTATAACTTTTGTTAGGTCACGCAGGTCTTTCCACCGCTCGGTCTGAGCATTCTTATACGCTGACGCTTCATCTACCACAATCAAATCAAACCCGCCTTTGAGCAGTTCACTCTTAACAATTCCAACCCCATCAAAATTAATGATGACAAACTCTGACCCTGCATTGATGATCTCTTTGCGCTTTTTAGCTGCCCCATGTGCAACGGATACCGTGCGATGGATTGCAAACTTAAACAGGTCTTGTTGCCATGCTGACTTCATGATTGACAACGGACAAATCACTAACACACGCTTGACTAACCCTCGTTGCATCAAATAATCAACTGCCCAAATCACTGATGCTGTCTTGCCTGTACCTTGCTCGTTAAAGCAAAACGCCTTGTTATTGGTCGTTAAAAAGTCGGCTGTAATCTTCTGATGCTCGAACGGTGTGAACCCGTGGGGACGAGGCCACTCATACTCTGATAGATTCATTTTTTCTTTGGCTTGTTAATTTTGACGGTATGGTCTGAATTACGAGTGAACGAACGGTTGGCGCTTGGGGCTTTGAGCTTAAGATTTCCCGAAGCATTGCTCCCCCCTTTGGACAAGGGAACCACATGGTCGATGTCTTTTCCAGTACGGTCAATGCCCTTCTTGTCCATCTCGCTTCTTGCTCGTTGACGTTCAAGGCGAGAATCAGATTCGCCTCTTGCTTTTTGCTGTTCATATTCTTTTTTGTATGGTCTAGGTTTGTTTACGTATGGCATGATTAACTCCTGTTGTATTCACATTGTTTGACCGCGCAGAACTTGCATAGCGGCCCACTGGTAGGGTTCCACACCCCATTTTCCAACGCCGCCTCAATCCGCGCAACACTCATTGCTGGCTTTTCTAGGTACTTTTGCATCATTTCTCTGTGGTGCTCGGCCTTCACAAACTCCTTACTTACCGTAAAGATCAAGGCTGACTTCACTCGGTTGATTTTGGGGAACTTGGCAAAGATACCCGCCGCCACAAGGTCGAGTTGTTTGGTGTCCGCGTACCGTGCACTCTTGCTGGTTTTGTAGTCGGCGGAATGCGCCAAACCCTTTTCTTCGTTCAATACAACCAAGTCGGCAATGCCGTGCCACCATACATTCGGGGCATGGAACTCACAAGCCTCTAAGTCTTTGGTCAAGCCTAACTTCACTTCGCACAGCTTCTCCCCCTCTAAATTTTTAAGGGCATCCAGCGTGTCCTTCATGTACTCAAAGGCTGGCGGGATAGGTTTGCCGTCCCGAATGTATTCCTCTGCTACGGTATGAGCAGTCTTGCCGTACAGCGTTGCCGTTGTGTCAGACTCAACAACGTCCTTGGCTATCTTGGTGTGATAGTACTTCTTTGGGCATTGCTGAAATGTTTTTAAGCTACTGAACGACCATACGATACTCATTTATTACCCCAAAATTTCGTAAAAGAAAGCCACATAACAATGGCGGCTACCAGCAACACCACCCCAAACGCAACGCCAATTACTTTAGCAATCTCCATAGCTCTTTCCATACCCTGCTTCGCAGTTCAGCGGTAACTCGGTTGCCCACGACGGGCGTATACGCATACACAATTCAACGTACTCCTTAGCTGTTTCAGCCTCGGCCTCCGGTGCAATACAAGCGACGGCGTCATGCACTGTCATCACCACGCGATACTTCTTGGCCACCATTAACATCTGCTCACCTATCACGATACGTGCAAGTGCTTGGCATACGTTCTCAATCACTTTACCGCCGTAGATTCGGTTGGGTATGACAGCTTTGCCCTTTTTAGTATCGTACACAAGCTCGGTCTTGCCACTTTCCTCATCTGTTTTTTGCCGTAGGTTGGGGTACTTCAAGCGCAGTCCGTTGGGAAGCAAGATGCCCTCTGACCCATCTACTTTAAGTATGTCACCGCGCCCAAACGCCGTCGTTTGCTCACGGACAATTGCAGGGAGGACATTCGCCGCAGATTTCCATAGTGCAGTAATTTTCGGATATGTATTTCGATACGTATTGATAATTCGTTGCGCTTCTTCAAGCGTAACTTCAACACCAAAAGTTTTAAGTTGCGCCGTAAACTTTGCCGCGCCCATGCCGTAGCCTGCGCCAAGAATCGTCGTTTTACCGACAAACCTCTCGTCTTTGGTAATCTCTTCGACAGCCTTGCCATAGATAGCCGATGCCATGATTCTGTATACATCTTCGCCCCTTTCAAATGCTTCTACCAAATTGTCTTGACCAGCCAGCCATGCCAGCGTCCGCGCCTCAATCTGCGATGAGTCTGAGTCAATCATCACCATACCAAACGGCGCAAAGATAGCCTTCTTCAGCGGGGATGCACGTTGCAAGTTCTGTAAGTTGATCTTGTCGTCACCGCCCCAGCGTCCAGTGTGTGCGGCATAGTAGCGTAGGGGTACAGGCATTGGGCCCCGATTAGCAATCCCAATGAACCGCTCGGTGCGGGTCTCTTCAATCGTTGACTTCGTTCCCAGCCGGGCCGCAACTACTGCTTGTACCCGAGTATCCGGATGCTCTAACAGGGCCTTGAACTCCTCATCCGTCTTAGAGAATGCGTAGGTCTGTTTCCCATTAGCGGGACTCTTTTTCATGGGCGGCGTAACCCCAAAGGATACAAGCAAGTCAGCAAACTGTGGGTTGCTCATCAAGGTGTCTTTGTCAAACTCGTTCAGCAAATCTTCCTTGCGGCGCTTCTCTTTAACCAAGTGAACTTCCAACATCTGCTTGTCCAACTGCAACACTGGCTCGGTAAACATACGGATGGTCAGATCAATCAAGCGTAACTCGATTTTTGGAAAGCCTTGGCTCATCAAACCAAACAAATCCCATGTCAGCTTCACATCGTTCTTGCAGTAGCTTCCATAGTCGGCTAATTCGTCTTTGGTAAAACTCTTGCGAAAGTAATTGATGTACTGCTTGACTTGCTCACCCTTGACCCCGATTCCATAGTAAGTCGCTAGGACTCCAAGACTACCGCCTACTTGCGTACCATGCAATGCTCGCGCCATGCTCAGCGTGTCCAACCAGCCTTTAGGTGTGATGCCGTACTGCCAATTCAGAATAGCTCCGTCAAACACTGCGTTGTGCGCCAGCGCAAGGGAATTCTTCCAGTCAAAGTCTTGGAGGAACTGGTACATGGCTGAGTGTGTACCGCTGAACCATTTTGGCTCGCCATCGTTTACCTGTACTGCAACACCGATAACTTCAAAGCGTGGGTCGCGGATGTACTCCTCAGTGGTCTGCTTGGCAAATCCAAGGTCGCCGCCGTAGGCCGTTTCAAAATCTAACGTGATGATGTTCATTTGAAAAGATTCGAGGATGTGGTTGCCGCCTTCATCTGCTTTACATCTTCTTCGCTAAGGGTTTGCTTGCCAAGTTGCAAAAGGGTGTTGTGTGAATCTTGTTGCTGTGCAAGGGCGTATCTTTTTGCGGTGCTGTACACAAGACTGTCGGAAGTGTCGCTGACATACCCAACAGCCGCGCCCTCACCCTTGATCTGCGCTTGACCAAACCCACTACTACCTATTTGCGCACTGGTGAAGTATGGGGTATCGGCTTTCAGTTGGTTCTCCATCTGATCTTTCAACAACTCGCGCATGACCTTCTCGTCGAACTCTTTGCGCCGTACTTCTTTTAAGCCCTCATGCAGTGCGCCCTTCTCAGGCTCGGTCAAAACCTCACGGAAATTAGCGGCAAACATGAACCGCCACTTCTCAGCATCACCATAAAACTCACTGGGGTTGGACTCCATTCGCCCTACCAACGCACGTACACCTGCGGATAATTCAGCCATTGTTAGCTCCTTCATTGTTTCATCAGTTGGACAAGTTGCTCTAAGTATTCGAGTTGCTCTTCGGCAATAACGGCGGCTGTGCCACCGCATTCTTTTATCTCTCGAAGGTTTTTTTCTTGCAGTGCCGTAGTCGTGCCCTTACCCGCCTTGGCTTCAATAGCAAGGAAGTTTCCGTTGACACAGCATAGAAAATCGGGGACTCCTGAGTTGCCGTAGCCAGTGCCGATGGGCATGGCGTAGTAGACACCGTTGTCTTTCAGGATTTTTTTGATCTTGGCTTTCACTTTTACTTCAGGTGTCTGTGCCATATATCATGCTGTGCCATTGGGTTACTGAGGGCATGTGGTTGTGCGATTGGGTTGGCTCAACTTTGCCGATGGGGTAAATCCAACCAATATTCTTGAGCGCTTTAACACCAGAAACCCATACGTTTGGGTGTAGCGTCTTAGGTCTAAACAGCTTATTGTTTGCGCAGTGGTTCCTAAATTCGTCACCAAGCACAATAGGCTTTTTTGTAAGTAGGTCTTCAGCCAGTCTTATGTATTCTTCTACAAAAACGGGTTCGGTTTCAGCCGCTTTCTTCCAGCACTTGTCTGCGAGTGCCAACGCATTTTCCATTCGTGGTGTCATCTAACGCTCCAATAAAAGTTCAGGCAGCGATAATAACACATTGCTTTACTTTGTCAAGCGACAGACGTAAAAAAGCCGCCCGTAGGCGGCTAGGACTTACCCTAACATTTGTTAGGCTTGGGCGATTGCTCGTTCAAGATACCACTTGGCTTTCTCCAAGTCTTGCTTGCGGTTGCCCTTGTGGTCGGCTCGGCTGATGTACTTCACAGCGTTGCCCAAATGATACGTCAACCCCTTGGCTTCAATGAAGTCGATGGTCTCCATTCCACCTACCTTGTAATGAGCAGGATGGTTCACTGGGTCTGCGGCTGGCTCTTCCATTGTGATTGGTGTGTTGCTTGAGGTGATTTCCATTGGTATCCATCGCGGTGCTCGCTTGCGCCCCTTGGTCAACTCATATATCTGCTCGGCATACTCCTTTGCTGATACGCCCATTTTGTTGGCTAACTCTACCTCGGCGCGTCCAAGAATAAGTTTCTTCGGTTGCATACCCCTCCTGCACATGTACGCAACTTGGTACGAGGTCTTAAACTTTTTGGCTACCTCGCTAGGTGTAGCTGTTGGGTTTACGGTGAAGTACTCGCGCATCTTTGCGGCGCGGCTGGTTTTCTTAGTTGCCATTGTTAGCTCCTTGCTGTTGGCTGTTTACATACTCGGTAAGAATTTCACGAATTTTGGCTTGCTTTGTATACGGATGGTGGGTGTTGAAGTAATCCATCACCTCCATTGGTATCCGCAAGCTCGTATTGAAAAGGGTTGGCTTCTTACCAGCGCCCCGCCCCTTTCGTTTTTTAATTTCCTCCGTCATTTGCTTTCCTTTCAAACCGGCTATCTTTTAGAAATGCTCTTAGCCACTTACCCTTACCAAGTTTTATCCACTCTGCGTATTCGCTTTGCGTTAACTTAACACTCACGCATCGGCCATTTTTTGTCAGTTCACGTTTTTGCACTTTCTTTCCCCTTACTGTAGATAAGCACTTGCTTTTGCTCATTCAGTTTGTCTGCGGCTCTTTGACTTGCAATCTGTCCTGCCCTAGCCCCGCTTGCCATTTGCTTCATCTTTACATCGGTCGAGAACACGCTCGGCCCTTCCCAATCAAATACCGTCCCTGTAGACTTCCGTACAGTCATGTTTGTCTCCCTCCCTTTTTGTTATGAATACCAACTTACACTTAGTACAAACCCAAGCCGAACCAGCCACAACGACAGTCTTTTTATCTGCGTGTGTTCCAGTCAGCTTCCCAAAGAATGTTCTTATACGTTCAAGCATGTTCCCCCCATCGTTTACATAGTTGCCTCACTGCTTCACTCTGCTTCTTTTTCCTTTGACATACTTCGTTGACAGATGCTTGTTTTGCTTTTACCTGTAACTGCCAAGGCGTAAGAGGCTGTGGTGCGTCGGGGAAAAGTCCGTTAATCCCCGCCGTGCCTAACACGGCACTTAGAAAAAGATGTTTAGCTATCATGTGTTCTTCTCCTTAAATTTCTCCAGTACTGCTTTGCCAAACTGCACTTGTCCCCACGGCATGGGTGCGCCTCGGTGTTCTTTCAGCACTTCAAAGTAGACGTTTTGAATTTGCACTTCAGTCAAATCAACCCATGTGCGCTGTGGTGGGTGGGTGTAGAGAGATATCTTTGGTAGATTAACTACTGTTGGCGTTTCCCAACTTGTTAATTTAGCCCACTCAAGTGTGCGTTTTTCAACATTGATATACGCC